ACGACTTCACTCTTCGCGTTATCCACGCCGAAGTTCGCCCCGGGAGCATGTTCAATAGGGTCATGTATCTTCCACGGCCCCGGTGTAGCCGCCTCAGCCAACCGCTTCAGGTTCTCGATATCAGCCACGCTCAGCCCTCCGCAGATCTTCGATGTCGACGCCTTTCTTGAGGCTCTGCATCAGCTCGCCGAAGGACATGCTGGAGAGCTTCGGGGCCACCCGAGTGACTCCCTGGGGCTTGTCGGTGGGCTTGGATTGGTTGCTCATGGGCGGTCCTCCTTCCGCAGTTCAGTCCGGCACTTCAGCTCGCCAATGGCGACGCCTGTGTCGAAGATGAAGAACGCGCAGAGCCCAAGGCCCAGCGATAAGCCAAATGCCCATGCTGCCGGGATAAGGCCGTACTTGATCCAGTTCTTGTCGCTCATGCCCTGGCCTCCTTCTTCATCAGCGCCTCGACGGCGGCGGCGTGCTCGGCCTTGAGGGCCTCTAAAGATTCGATTTCGGCGCGGATCTGCTCGGCGCGCCGCCGGCGAGACTCGGCCTGCTTGCGCTTGGTCTCGTCGCGGAGGGCTCGCCAGCGGCGTTGCTGCTCTTGGTCGGGGAGGATCATCAAAACGCCTCCGTCATCGAGCGGGCCGACTTGCGGGCCGGGCGGCTGGCGGTTTCCTGCTGCTCCTCGCGCTGCTGGGCACAGCTCACGAACCGGGCAAATTCGCCCTGGAACTGGAGCAGACAGAAGTCCGGGCGGGCATGCCGGCACTTCACGACATCGATTTCTGTGATGCCGTTCTGGCCGCGCTCGCTGTTCATGTCCCGGTGCGCAATGATGATCACGTCGGCGTCTTGCTCGATCTCGCCGGAGTCGCGCAGGTCGCTCATCTTCGGCTTTGCGTCGGAGCGGCTCTCGATGCTGCGGTTCAGTTGAGCCAGGGCGACAATCGGGATACCCAACTCCTTGGCCAGAGCCTTTAGGCCGCGGCTGATCGCGCCAAGCTCTTGGTTCCGGTTCTGGTGCTTGCTGTTCTGCTCAGTGGCGATCAGGCCGAGGTAGTCGATCACAATCAGATCGAGCGGCTTGGCCCGGTGCTGGAAGCGAGCGATGGAGCAGATCCGGCTGAAGGTCAGCGCTCCCTTGTCGCAAATGCGCACGTCTGCGTCGTTCATCTTGGCGACGGCGGCAGTCATGCGGGTGATGGCGTCGTCGTCATTCAGGGCGGCGCCTGAGTCGATCAGGCCTTGAGCCACGCCAGCCATTGAGGCCAGCGAGCGCTTGGCCAGTTCAGCCTGACCCATCTCAAGCGAGAAGATCAGCGCAGATCCGCCCTTGCGTACCGCGATGTGGTCAGCCAGGCCGACCCCCAGCACGGTTTTGCCGGTGCCTGGCCTGCCAGCGATGATCGCCAGGTTGCCTGGGCGCAGCCCTTGGACGACCTTGTCTAGGTCAGGAAGATTGAAATCCAGGCCGACAGCCTGCTCGCCAGTCCAGCGCTGTTCCATTTCGTCGAACACGGGGGCCAGCGCCTCGCGCAGCGTCACAACGTCCGGCCGCTCTTCGTGGGCTACCAGATCCATGGTCAATTGCTGAGCCCTGGCTACCTGCTCGGAGATGCTGCCGCGCTGCTGGGCCAACTCCATCAGTTGTTGGCCTACCTCGTACAGCCTGCGGGCCCGCGAGCGCTCCAGCACGATCCGAGCGTAGTGACTGCCGTTGGCGGTGCTCGGAACGTCCCGCATGATCTCCGAGGCATAGACGATGGTCAGTTCGCCGCTCGGCAATTCGGGGCGGATCTCCGAAAGTGTGATCGAGTCAGGGCGCATCTTCTTCGAGTGGCAAGCCAGGATCATGGAGTACAGCAACGCGTGGTCTTCACAGGAGAAGTCCGCCGGCGACAGAAAGGCGCCGATCTCTTCGCACTGCTCTGGCTCGTGCATCAGGGCCCCAAGGACGCCGTGCTCAGCCTCCATGGCGATCAGAGGACGCTCAGCGGTCATAGCCACCCTCCAGGATCTTCACGGCAGCAGAGGCGCGAGTCAGGAAGTCGAAATCGGCGCGCCAGTTGGTGCGCTGGCCGGTCAGGAACGGGTGCTCGGCTGCATCGTTGAAATACCCCTCCCAGAAATCCATATCGCGGAAAACCTTCTTGCCGCCGAAGGTCAGGTTCCAGCAGCCGCGAATGGCGGCCCGGCGCTTATCGGTCAGGCTCTTGCACTTGGGCAGGACGTGGCCGCAGATCGTGTTGTACAGCTTGGCAATCTCGGCGTAGGGGATACGGTCCTCTTGCGCCTTCGGCGCCTGTTGGACAGGGGGCGGGGTGGGCTCTTGCTCCTGAGCGATAGCGACCGGATCGGCAAGGGTCGCAGCGGCAGCGGCGACAAGTTCCGAAGGAACTAGATTGTCTTTACTGTCTTTATTGTGTGGTAAGAACGCCACTTTGGAAGTGGTGGAAACGCCACACTGTGGCGCTTTCTGCTTGTCATTTCTCCGGGTGTTCTTGCTGTCGATTTTCCACTCTGAAACCGGAGCGATACCCATCGGGCTACGGCTGCCTCCGGTGCGATACACGACACGCTGACGCAGAAGTTCGGAGATGATCCGAGACACGTCCTCGCGGTGGATGTTCGCCATCTCAGCGATGTAGGAAGCCGCAATGCGGGCCTCCTGCACGTTGTAGCCCGCAGTTTGACGATGAACCGCCAGGGCGACACGCAGCTCGCGCCCGGACAGGTCAGCCCCGATCAGAGCCTCGTACAGCTCGTTGTCCATCCGGGTATACCCCCCGGTGTTGCGTAGTGAAACGATGTTGGTCACAATTCACCTCGTTGATTGCTAGTCGTGCGCTGCCTCAACAAAACCCCGGTGGCCCCAAGCTGATCCGGGGTTTTTTGTGCGCGCAGAAAACCTTCCATCAGTCCCACTCCAACTGATGGATTCCCTCCAACTGCTCCATGCGCGTCTTGGCGATCTGCAGGATTGCCTCGATCTCCTTCTCGTTGAAACAGCGGGCCTCGGTCGGAACGATCTTCAGATCGAGCACGGCCAGAATTTGCGAGAACTCCTGGAATTTCTCCGGCTTCATTCGGCTGATTGTCGATTCGTCGACACCCACCGCAGCCGCGACGACAGCGTTACCGACCGATGCAAGCCTCTGCATGATCTGGCTGTAGTTCTTGCGTGCCCGTGTCGCTTGCTCCTGGCTCAATTGAGTCGTGGCCATGGTTTCAGGCCACTCCCTGCAGGACTTTGTGGGCGAGTGCCACAAAGTCAGGACGAAGCCCTGCGATGGTGATCTCGCCGCGGGATGCATCCTGGAGCCGTTCCGCCAGCTCGGCAGACGCTTTTCGGTGTCCGCCGGCCAACTGCCAGAGATGCCCGACAGTGGTGCCGGCCTTCCTGGCAATAAATTCGCGCTCCTCGGCTGTCTTACTGGCCAGCCAGTCGCGCAGATGGTTGTTCATGTCGAAGCTCTCCTGTTCGAGACAGGAGCTAATTTAGCGCTTGGCTAATATCGCAGCAAGGATTTTTAGCTTGAGGCGCATTTAGCACCAAGCTAAAAGGTGGCAAAATTTAGCTATGGATATCTACGAAATCCGCAAGAAAAATCTCGTCTCGCTGATCGGCAGTCGCCGGAAAGGCGCGTGTGCGCAACGCTGGGAAATGGCACCGGCACACTTGAGCCAGATCCTGTCGGATCGGACCGAGAAAAACCTGGGCGATGATGTTGCCCGGCGAATTGAGAGCATCGAGAACCTGCCGCACGGCTGGATGGACCGCCTTCACGACAGAGCAGATGCAGAGCAAGCATCGTCCAGCGCCGAAAACCCCAAGGAAGCCGCGGCGGCCGCGGTAATGGCGATGCTCCAGAAGCACAAGAAGGGATTGAGCGCAGAAGCCCAGCAGAAGATCGCCGATGCTGTCGCGGACTCGCTGGCCGAGCCAGAACCATCTGCCAGCCCGAAAAGTAACGTGATCACCGGTGATTTCTCACGCGCGGCCAAGGTCGCAGATGGCGACATCCTGATCCCCCAGTACGACGTGCGCGCAGCAATGGGCAACGGGCAAGTGCCGGCCGACTATGTCGAGTTCGTCCGCAACATCATCGTCAGCGGTCCGCAGCTAGAGAAAATGGGCCTGGACTACACCTCCATTGCGAACCTGTCGATCATCACCGGCTGGGGCCAGTCGATGGAGGGGACGATCAACGACAAAGATCCTGTCGTCGTTGATCGCGGCGTCAACGAGTTCGTAGGGGACGGGGTCTACGTGATTACTTGGCTCGGGCTGCTGTACATCAAACGCCTGCAGATGCACGACGCAGACCACTTCAAGCTCATCTCCGACAACAAGCAGCTCGAGCAGGTGGCGCGGATCGACGACGTGACCATTCACGCCAAGGTGCTGCTGGTCTGGAACGCCAAGAAGCTGTAGCCCTGCCCGCCGAGTAAGGTCAGGGTGTAGATCCGAAGTAGGCTGCCCGCCGGGCAAGGTCAGGGCGTAGGGGCGGCGCGGGCGGCTGGGAGATGAGGCAAGAATCTCCTAGCGCGCCTCGCGGTTGTTTCCTTGCGGCTCGAGGCGGCGAGAGCGTGGACGTAGGGTTTCGTAGAATGGATATCCCCGTTGGGGGCCGCCTTGTTTTATTTATTTTTCAAGGAGTTAGGAGTGAAAAGAAGCTCATTGCAGGCCACCCCCAAGCAATTCGCACTGGATCTCGGCGTGGAGGTTCAGAGAGATGTTAATGGGGTCGAAATGGGTGTGCTGGAGAACGGAATCTCGTTCCTTACCCAGCGCGGCCTGGCTCTAGTGACGGGAGCGCCCCGTAGCACGATCCAAGACATCACGCAGGAATGGGAAGATCATTATGATGATGAAGTCCTAACCAAGGACCGGATATCTTTTATCAAGCGGTATTTGTTTGAAAGGGGCTACACGGATCGGAAGCTCTATATCGAAACAAGGAAGGATGGCAGCCCCCATTACGCATACCCTGACATCGTCTGCATGGCGATCTTGGAATACTACGCTTTCGAGACGAGATCGCCGAACCAGCAGGCTACCGATAACTACAGGCGCTTTGCAGCTTACGGCCTGCAGCGATTTATTTATGACTCCCTAAACTACACGCCAGGTGATAAATGGCAGTATCACCACGAGCGCGTATCGCTTCTCGCCAATAGCTCTCCAGACGGATATTTCCTCGTTTTCCACGAGATCACTGGCTTGATTGTTGACTTGATCAACGCTGATCTCACCGTCAACCATAAGACGATACCGGACATCAGTGTCGGACAAATGTGGGGCAAGCACTGGAAAAGCAACGGCTTGGCTGGACAGTTTGGAGAACGAATCCCGTGTGAGCACAACTTCCCGCCGCGCTATCCGCAGTCGCTCAGTAATCCTCAAGAAGCAAATGCATATCCCAACGCAGCGCTAGCTGAGTTTCGTCGGTGGTTCAAGAGCGACTATCTGACGACCAAATTCCCAGCCTACATCCTGAAGAAGGCCCATCTGCTTCAGGGCGGAAGGGAGGAAGCTCTGCAAATCGGGAGCATGTACGCGCCGAAGCAGCTCCGATAGGTTGATCAGCCCCGCCCCGCGCCGGGCTTTTCGTATCAGCCCTTCGCGCACTCCCTCAACCTGGCCCGCAGCCACTCCCTCTCCTGCTCTGCGATCCTAGCCCGCACGCGCCGCTGGTACAGGGCCAGGCGCCGCCTCCTGGCTGTTGGCGAGAGCCAGTCCCAACCGGTGAACAGATCTTCATCATCAACCACGTCATCCGAAACCAGATCTTTCTCGTCTTCGGACCGAGTCCATTCCCCGATGTAGAGGCCTATGGCAAGCAGCCCGCAGCAGGCCAGAGCAAGGGATAGGATTTCGGTGATCGACATGGGGCGCCCTCCTTGGCGTAGATGCCAGAAGGATAGCCAGTAGCCGGCTGCACGCCAGTATTTCGGGCAGAAGATGCTACCCGCCTCACATGCCGTCAGAACGGCGACTCGCCCTTTTCCACCATCTCAAAGTCACGGTCATCTGCCGGGGCATCGTCGTCCGTTTGGCGTTCCCACCGCAGCGTCACGCTACCGTCCTCGTTGGCGGTCATCTCCAGGCCATCCGTCTCGGCCAGCAGATCCATTACCCCATCCCATGCCTCGTCCGGATCGGTGTCCAGCCGGTGAATTGTCACCTGCCGCTCCGACTGTGCCCGAGGTGCATTGATCATCGCCGACACCCGTAGCCCAAGCCTCTCCAACGGCGTGAGTTCCTGGGGCTGCTGCTTCTTGGTCTTCTGCTTGGCCATGTGCCTCTCCTTGTACTGTATGAACATACAGTAGCCATTTAGCACCAAGAGATCCAGAGCGTTGGCAGCTTGTCACCTCCCCTGCCTTGTAGTCGGGCACTTCCTTTTGCTCAGCTAAATTTATTTAGCTTTCGGCTATTGACGACATTTTAGCTTATGGCTAAATTAACTCCATCGGCAGCACACAGCGCCGACAGACAAGCCGGACGCGCCGGCTAGCCAGGGGATCAGCGAAGTGGTCCTCCCCGCCTCGCGGAGCAGGCCAACGAAATTGCCTGCCAACAAACGAGGGGAGAAACGGGATGCAGCTCTTTGAAAATCACCGCCCAGCCGGTTGTGGCGCGTAACGCCGGCCAAGGGTCCACGGTTTTTCCCGTGGATCAGAAAGACCAGACCACAGGAGGAACCAGCCAATGCAGTAGCAAGCCCAGCCGGTGAACGGACCGGCAACTCGCGCAGACCTGCCCCACTCAACCGGGCCAGACAGGAGCTGTGGGAAAGCGCGTTTCAACTCGTACCGATGACCACCCGGCAACGCTGATCGAGCCAGGTGAACAGGAAGCTCCGCGGCCACCCCCAATCAGCCGGAACGCCTGCAATCAGCAGCGGGCCAACCGGGGCAAGACAACGCCGAACGTTTCCTTCTGCCCGTTCGCGAGAGCGAGCAGCGGGAAGCAACCAACCCAGGACACACCATGACCGACAACATCCCGCAGTCCATCGCAGCATCCGATCTGCCCGAGCCCGGCCAGCCCCTCG